GCCCAGCAGGCAGAGCTCCGCGCTCGCGTGCTGCTCGTCGCTGACGAGGTGTTCGAGCGCTACGTCGAAGGGGAGTCTTTCGCCGCAATCGCGCGCTCGCTGGATTTCAAGGTCACGCCGATGCAGCTGCGCGACATCCTCATGACCTCCGACGAGACGCACCACTCCTACCGCGTGGCCAACGAGCACCGCTCGCACCACCTGATCGAGCAGGCGCTCGACTACAGCCGCGATGCCGCGATGAGTGGCGAGGTGTCCGGGCTCAAGGTGGCGATCGACACAAACATCAAGATCGCCGGAAAGCTCAACCCGGCCTACAACGACAAGTCGGCGGTGGAGCTCACCGGCAAGGACGGCGGACCGCTCAAGGTGCTGGCCCTGACCGACGAGCAGCTCCTCGAGATCGCCGCCCGCGGCGCCCAAGGGGACGCCGAGTGATCAGCGCCGCCTCGGCCGCCGCCGAACTGCTCGCCCGTCGCAAGGCGCGAGAGACGTTCACGCACTACTGCGGCTACCGGCTCCCCGAGGATCAGAGCCTCGCCCCGCACCATGTGCTGCTCACCGCGGCGCTGGACGAGGTCGAGAAGGGCGAGTGCGACCGGCTGCTCGTGATGATGCCGCCGGGCTCGGCCAAGTCGACCTACGGCAGCGTGTACTTCCCCGAATACTTCGCCGGGCGCAACCCGCAGCTCTCCATCATCGCCGCCTCGCACACCGCGGAGCTGGCCGAGCGGTTCGGTCGCCGGGTGCGCAACGGTGTGGATGACGAGCAGTTCAAGGCGCTATTCCCGACGGTGGCGCTGGCCGCTGACAGCACTGCAGCCGGGCGCTGGGGCACCAACCACGGCGGCGAATACACCGCAGTCGGCGTGGGCGGCTCGGTCACCGGCCGCCGCGGAGATCTGATTGTCGTCGATGACCCGGTGCGAAGCCGCGAGGACGCCGACAGCGAGCGCGTGCGCGAAAAGACGTGGGAATGGTGGACCAATGACCTGCTGACCCGCCTGAAGCCGGGCGGTCGCATCGTGGTGATCATGACCCGCTGGCACGAGGACGACCTCGCAGGTCGCATCCTCGAGCGCGAGCCGCAGCGCTGGAAGGTCATCAAGCTGCCGATGATCGCCGCCGACAACGACCCGCTCGGGCGCGAACCGGGCGAGCGACTGTGGAAGGAGTGGTTCACCGACGAGATGGTGCGCCAAGCCCAGCAAGACCCGCGATCGTGGATCTCGCTGTACCAGCAGGAGCCCAGACCGGCCGAGGGCGCCGAGTTCAAGCGCAGCTGGATCACGCGCTACAACACCGCGCCCAAGAAGCTCAACAAGATCATCCTCGTCGACCCAGCCGGCGACCCGCAGGTCAAGGGCAACAGCCGCAAGAAGTCCGACCGCACCGTGATGTGGGTGGTTGGCCTTGCCGCTGACGGCAACGCCTACCTCGTCGACGGCGTGATCGATCGCCTGACGCTCACTCAGCGCGCCGACAAGCTCTTCGACCTGCACAAGAAGCACAAGCCCGTGCAGGTGCGCTACGAGCGCTATGGCATGCAGGCTGACATCCCGCACATTCAGGCCGACATGGAGCGCCGTCAGTACCGCTTCAAGATCACCGAGGTCGGCGGTCAGGTCGACAAGAACGCGCGCATCCGCCGGCTCATCCCGTGGTTCGAGCATGGGCGCATGTGGCTGCCGCAGCAACTGAACTACACCGACGTGAGCGGGCAGCAGAAGGAGCTCGTGCAAGAGCTCCTCGACGTCGAATACGCCACCTTCCCGGTGGGCCGCTTTGATGACGGCATGGACTGTTTGGCTCGCATCGACGAGCCCAGTCTCACGCTGCCGTGGCCCGATGAGGACGAGTGGGAGGTGCCCACCGGCGCAGAGGCCGCGTGGGAAATTCTGGACAACGTGGTCGGATATTAAGGTGGCGAAATGGCGCTAAGCAGCTTGATTGCAAACGCGGTGAAACGGGCGATGGAGAAGCGTGCAGCAGCAGCAGCGGCAGAAGCTCAGGCCGCAGCTCAGGCCGCACAGCGAACAAGCCCGAGGCCATCGCTGCCAAGGCTGGCGTGCCGTCAAGCAACAACACCCCCACGCCCCCGACGCCAGCCACGCGGCCGCAGCGTGCTGTGCGCATGGGCATGAGCCCGGAAGAGTTCGCCGCCGCCAGCGCGCAGACCAAGGAGCGGATGGCCGCACGCCGTCAGGCTCGACGCGCGGAGTTCGGTGCCGCACTGAACACCGGAAGCCAGAAGACGCTGGCGCAGTTGGACGAAGAACGCGCCGCTCAGCTGGCTGCGTTCAATCCGAACTACACGAGAAGGGGTTAATTATCATGAGTTTTCAGGATGCGATTAAGTCGGGCTCTGTTCTGTCAAGACGGTTTTCGAAGTTGGCACGCAACAGCTCCGACGGCAGCGCTGTGCTTGATGCTGGCTGGGGCGCTATGCAAGCCGCAGACCCAAAGCTGGCAAAGGCTGTAATGCAGATGCCGCCGCAGGTCGCGCAAGGTGTGATCCTGCAATACACCAACGCCATTCGCTTGGGCAAGGACGCCGAGGCCTCGACGCTGGCTTCCCAGTTCGCGCGTGATTCGCTGAACGCCTACAGCCAGCAGCCACGGAAGGAGCCCCGCGGCTTTGGCAATCAGGCGATCCTATCCAAGTTCGCCCGTCGCCTTAGTAATGGTGGGAACGCACAGCCAGCGCCGAAAATGGACGCGGCTTGGTTCGACAGTTTCATGTCCGCAGAAGAGGCGCCCACGCCGCAACCTCAGAACCCGGCCGGGCAGGGCATGAGAACACCGAGAGGTCTGGCGCGACTGGTGTCAAAACTGCGGGACTCTGGAAATCTCATCCCGGCCACGCCTGCTGCCACGCCTGCTGCGCCCGACCCCAACGCCGCCTTCCAGAACGTCAAGAACGCCTACAACAGCTACAACCAAGCCGGCATGGGCGAGTACGAAAAGAACCTGCTCTGGAGCCAGCCGCAGCGCGACATCAAGGTCGCCGACAACTGGTGGGAGCAAAAGAACGCTCCGCAAGAGACGCCGACCGGAGGTTTTTGATGAACATGAATGACGCCTCAGCCGGCGTTGCCATCGAGCTCGAGGACGGGCGGATGATCACGCCAGAGCAGCTGCAGGACATGCAGCGCGAGTCCGCCTCCCGCCTTCACGGGCAATTCACCGCCATGCGCGACCGCTGGGTGCAGCAGCGCGCCATGTCCGATGTCGAGAAGCGCTGGCGCCATAACGCGCAGCTCTACTTCGGCGAGCACACCAACAGCACCGGTGAGTTCGAGAACACCCTGCGCAACGGACCGCCTGCGCGCAAGGTCGCCGACGGCAACCGCAGCCGGGTGGTGATCAACATCGTGCGCCCGAAGGTGGATCAGGCGATCGCCCGCATGTGCGAGATCCTCTTCCCCGTCGACGATCGCAACTGGGACATCAAGCCCACGCCGATCCCCGAGGTGGCCAACATGGTTGGCGATCAGCGCCCGACCGTGGACCCGAACACCGGCGAGCCCACCGGCATGACCGCGGCCGAAGAGGCCAAGGTGGTGCTCGAGGCGGCGAAGAAGGCCGCCGAGGCTATGCGCGATGCGATCGACGACACGCTGACCGAGTCAAAGTTCAACGGCGAAAGCCGCAAGCTGGTTGAGGACGGCGTGCGTCTGGGCACCGGCATCCTCTACGGTCCGTTCCCGTCGCGCCAGACTAGCAAGATCTGGTCGCCGCAGCCCGATGGCACGCAGGTGCTGCAGATCAACGAGACCATCGTGCCGGCCTCGATGCGCCTTGACCCGTGGGACGTCTGGTTCGACCCTGCGTGCGGCAACGATCATCAGCGCGGCCGCGGCTTCTGGTTCCGCCGCAACGTGACCCGCAAGGAGATCCGCGCGCTAGTGGGCCTGCCCGGCTACGACGCGGAGCTCCTGCGTGAGGTGCTGCGCCAGCCGCCCAACCGCATCCGCGTGGCCGAGGGCCGCGTGCTGCGTGACGTGATCCAAGAAGACAGCTACGAGATGTGGACCTACCACGGCGAGATCGAGCCCGACGAGATGGAGGCTCTGAGCTCCCGCACGGGCGACCCGCTCACCGACGTGACCTTCGGCGTGCTGCTGATGATCAACGACAAGGTGGTGGGCGCAATGGAGTCGTGGGTCGCCGACAAGACCCTGCCGGTGGACGTGTGGACGTGGCGCAAGGCCGACGACAGCCCCTACGGTTACGCCCTGCCTGACGAGCTCGACCACCAGCAGCGCGTGGTCAACGCCGCGTGGCGCCAAGTGATGGACAACGGCCGCACCAGCCTCGGCGGCCAGATCGTCATGAAGAAGTCCATGGTGATCCCGCAGAACGGCAGCTACGAGATCACGCCCAACAAGGTGTGGCTGGCCAAGGACGAGCTCGAGGACGTGCGCCAAGCCTTCAGCGTGTTCGAGTTCAACTCGCACCTGCAGGAGCTCTTGGCAATCGCGCAGGCGGCCATGCAGTTCGCCGATCAGGAGTCGGGCATCCCGCAGCTGATGGGCGGCGAGCAGGGTAGCGCGCCCGAGACCGTGGGCGGCATGGTCATGCTCTACAACAACGCCAACGCGGTGCTGCGCCAGCGCGTGAAGCTCTACGACGACAACATCACTCGCCCGCACATCGGCCGGTACTACGACTGGATGATGGCCAACAACCCCGACCCTGCGATCAAGGGCGACTACGAAGTTGACGCCCGCGGCAGCTCGGCGCTAATCGAGCGCGACATCCAGAATCAGGCGCTGCTGAACCTTGCGAACATCACCAACAACCCGCGCTACGTGCCGCACCTGAAGGAGCGCGCAGAGCTCGCCGCGATCCTGAAGGCGTTCAAGGTCAACCCGGACGAGCTGATGAAGCCCGAGGATCAGGTGGCGCAGGAGCAGCAGGCTGCCGCCGAGCAGGGCGCACCGCAAGATCCGAAGATCGCCGTGGCGGAAATGATGCTGCAGGGCAAGCAGATGGACATCGAGGCGCGCCGCGAGGCGCAGCAGATGCAGGCTCAGCTGGCGCAGATGGACATGCAGACCAAGCAGCAGAACACGGCCTACCAGATCGAGCGCGAGCGCGCAGAGTCCGAGCAGGCCATGATCGATCGGCAGTTCGAGCGCGAGGTCGCGATCGCCAAGATGCAGCAGGACGGCCAGATGACCCGCGAGGAGCTCGAGCGCAAGGAGCGCCTTGAGCTCTTGAAGATCGACAACGCGCGCCAGCTGTTCAATGCGGAGGCCGCGCTGCGTGTCCGCACTGGCGCCGGTATTTGAGGAATGTCACAATGCCAATGCTAGACATTACGGAGTACGGAGAGCTGTCCGCGACCAATCGCGGCAGCATGGTCATGGCCGGTCAGGAGCCTTCGCTGCGCAACCAGCAGGTCTCGATCGGCGCCTCTTCCGCACAGTCCGAGGCGTTTGCAGACACGACCCGGTTCATCCGGCTCCACGCCGAGGCCGCGTGCCGTGTGACAGTGGGCAACAACCCCACGGCAGCATCCGGCTCCATGCGGCTGGGCGCTGGCGGCACTGAGTACCTCGGCGTTTCGCCGGGTTTGAAAATCGCGGTCATCGCATCCGCATAAGGGAGTATTTCAATGATGATGAACACCAACCCGACGGCCGCGGACATCGATGCGGCCATCAACCTGCTGTCGATCCTCGAGCTGGCCAAAGACGCCACCCAGCTCAAGGACGCGCTCAAAGACATCAAGAAGGCGCAGGACGCAGCCGCAGCCGAGCGCAAGAAGGCCGACAAGTCGCTCGCCGACCTTAAGGCAAAGTTCGCCGAGCTCGACGAGCAGACCGCTGTGATCGAGCAGGAGCGCGCCAAGCTCGCCATCGAGACCGCCCGCACCCTGCAGGCCAGCAAGGATGTCGACGACATGCGCGTCGCCATGCGCGAACAGCGAATCGACTTTGACCGCTGGATGGCACAGCAGCGCGAGAAGCTCGCCGCAGATGAGGCCCGCGTTGCGTCTGACAGCGTCGCCAACGCTCGCCGCGCCGAAGACCTGAAGACGCTCGAAGACGAGGCTGCCCGCCGCGCCGATCGCGCAGACGCTGCAAAGGCTGCCGCCGACGCCAAGCGCGAAGAGTTCGAGGCAAAGCTCGAAAACCTCAAGCAAATGATCTCGTAACCCAACGAACTGAACACCAAGGAGTATCACAATGGCAAACGCACTCTACCCGAAGTGGAAAGAAGCCCTGCTGCAGTCGAGCGCCAACTCGGCGCTCACCGGCACCGTCAAGGCCGCGCTGGTCGACACCGGCACCTACACCTACTCGGCCGCGCATGAATTCCTGACCTCGCTCACCGGCGTGGTCGGCACCGCTCAGACCATCGGGGCGACCAAGTCCTACACCAACGGCGTGTTCGACGGTGGCGACATCACCTTCACCGCAGTGACCGGCAACTCGGTTGAGGCGCTGGTGCTCTACATCGACACCGGCACGGCCGGCACCTCGCGCTTGGTCGCCTACATCGACACCGGCGTGACTGGCCTGCCTGTGACGCCAAACGGTGGCGACATCACGACGACTTGGAACGCCAGCGGCATCTTCGCGCTGTAAGAGGTAGGTCATGGCGTTTTACCCAGTCCAGCAGGACTGGGGGCTGGTAACCACCGCCGCGGATGAGTTCGACGACTGGGGGTTGATTACCAGCGCCCCAGACGTCTCGTGGGATCTGAACCGCGACTACTTGGCGCTGGCACTGTTCTCGAACAGTGCCAGCTTCTTCGCGCCCGCGGTTACCTCGAGCTACGCGCTCACGCCGGCACTGTTCACCAACAGCGCCAGCCTCTTCGCGCCCACCGTCACCACGACCCGGGCACTGACGGCTGCGCGGTATGACAACGCGCAGACGTTCTACGGGCCGACGGTCAGGGCGATCTACACCCTGACGCCGGGCAGGTACGACAACGCGCAGACGTTTTACGCAGCGACGGTGGGCCGCGGGCCGGTCAGTCTCGCGCCCGCGCTCTACAGCAAC